CCACCAGCTACTGCTCTTGTAGGAGTACCTAAAGGCAAACTATAAGCATAGGTAAATCCTCTTTGCTCATCTGATTGACCCTCAACCATAACCGATACGCCCCAATGTGTCATTGTAGTTGTAGCAGCAGTTATACCAAAATTTCTTAATTCATATCTTACTGGAAGGTTTCCTGTTCTAGCCCATGCTACTGTTTGATTTAGAGTATTACCAAATCCAATACTATGAAGCCAAAGTGTTTCACCATTAATAATTGCACCAAATCTTACCATACCAGCACCATACCAAGCGTATTCAATACATAACATTTGAACACTATACCAATTAATTGTATTTGTAAATGTTGTGTCGCTAGCCCATTGGTTTTGTGGTATTCTTAATTCACTAATCGCACCACCTACATCTGAACGAACAACAACATTCATTCCAGAAGGATTAGTTGCAGTTGGGCTTGCTTGTTCAAAAAAAGCTCCATTAGCATCATCAAAAAATCCTACTCTTTGATATTGGTTTGAAAATGGACCACCGAATAATACAGCAGATGCCATATACATAGATTTTCCTGGTTGGTATCTATGATAAGGTCTTGACTGACGTATTGCAATATCACCTGATGCAGTGGTAACTGTCATACCTACACCACCTTGGCTTGGTTGTGCTGCAATACTTGCAGAACCTGCAGTAAAGCTTTCCCAACGAAGAGGTTGAGTTCCGTACTCAAAATCCGCGTCATAAATGTTTTGATGTCTAGTAACTTTTAATCTACCAAAAACATCCATGCTTTTTTTAGCATCAAAATTTCCTAATCCTAAACTCATAATTTTTATTTTTTATTGTTGTTGTTCTTGTTGATTTTGTTCTTGTTGTGCTTGTTGTTCTTGCGCTTGTTGTTGAGACATCTGCTCTTGTTGCTTTTGCATCATCTTCTCCTGAACTGCTGAACCTAAAATAGAATCAGCCATTTGTTTAATTTCATCAGGTAGTGGTTGTCCTGTTTTCAAAGACTCCATATACATATTAGTGGCAAACTTAATCAACTCTAAATCTCTATCAGAATCACCCTTGGTCTTATTTACAGCTATTTTACCCTGAGAAGACATTTGTTCTAGCTGAGCATCTTGTTGCATTTTTTGTTGTGATGCTTGTTGTTGTATTTGGGCATTCATCTGAGAGTTTCTTTGAGCTGTTTCTTCTGCATCCTTCTTAGCTCTCTTCATGCTCTTTGCCAAATATAATTCAGCTAATTTAACATCCTCAATATTCTTAATCTTAAAGACCTGCTCATAACTAATAGCCCCAGATTGCAAAGCCTGCATCATCATATTATTTAATTCAGCTTTCTTTTGTTCATCAGGAAGCATTTCTACCTTTACATCAAATGTCATATCCAAAAGACTTAAATTATAACCTTCCATTTCCTTATACTTAGTAGCCTTGAATATTACAGAATCCCATAACATCATGGCTACCTTTTCAGTAGTCTCTTCCATCACGGTAGTAAACCCATCATAAAGATATTCGGTAGCACTATTTGAACTTTGAATTTGTTGTTGCATAACCCCAAGACCAGTCTTAACAGGGACACTTGAACCATCTCTGTATTCAGAAATACCCATCTCCTCTCTTAATCTATCTAGGTTAAAATTGTATTGGCTAATTAAAGTATTTAATTGAGCAACGTTACCATTGTTAGGTAATTGCTGAATAGGGAAAGCCTTTGGTTGACCATCGTCTCCTGTTGAATCCCAAAATACCCTACCTGTTTGGTCGTATATTTTCATTAGTTGAAGTGGCTCAACAGAGTTACCTGTTCCCAAATCAACATCCCTGAATCCAGAAATATCTACAGAGAAACCATCTGGTTTCATTAGGGCAATTAATTGTTGCATCTTCATTCTGATAAGAAGCATTGCTCTAATTGGACCCATAGCCTTCTCAATCATAGAAGGAACTAAAGAACCTGTAGCATTAGGACAAATAACAGAATAGCTGAACATAGCATCTACCCCGTTATTATAAGGCCTAATAGTATTAGAGGTTAAGTCCCATTCTAACATTACATCAGTATCACATACCCAAGCTCCATGGTATATGTTCATTACCTTTGATTCAATTACCTCTCCGGCTAACTCTTGACCTGCTGGGGCTACTGGTTTGCCTTGTTTAGGTATTGCAAGAACATTACCATATTTATTTTCTGTTTTAACCGTATATTCTACATCAGTAGTCTTTACTTCAAAGTCAAAGATAAGTACCGCGTAGTCATCATAGGGCCTAAGTTCTGTGTATTTATATGAATCTTTCCAATAAAGGTTTTCAGTTCTTTTAAGCTCACGCGAAGCTTTTTGCGCCAATTTGAATAAGGTTTCTTCATCTAGATTGTATTTTTTTCTAATTACTGAAATCTTCATTGGATTTACATGACCTATGTAAGCAAGGTCTTTACCATTGTCTGTTTCAAAGACATTGTAAATTAAATTCTCTGGCTTTATTCTTTTAATCTTAATATTATGATTACCATCAAAGTAAACCTTGGTGGCTGCAAAATTACAATCAATTATGTCTCTTAATAAGGTTCTTTTTAAAATACCATAATCATTTTCATCTAGTATTTTCTTAAGCTTAGTTTCAAATAATATCTCCTCTGGCAATCTGTATTCTAAATCAAAGTATAAAGCCAAATCATCCTCATCCTCAGGCATAAACTTTTGAGACTCAATCTGATGTCCTATTTGTTCTTCAAGAGCTTGTATCTGCTCCTTATTTTTCATTCTAAATGCAGCCTCTTGCTTCTCCATTTCCTTAATAGAAAAACTCATATCATCAGTAGCCTTTACAATAGGTTTTTCTCTTCTAGATAAATAGGTTCCAAGTAATATCTCAACAAACTTAGGGGCAATCTTAATTGTACTCCAATCTAGATTTACATAAGTTTGGTTTCCCTCTACCCTAAGCAAATCCATAAACTCCTTCATAGAGTTAGTACCCATAGAAAATTCTCTATTGGCTCTCCATACTCTATAACGCTTACCATAATATCCGTCTGAGTTTCTATCAGCTGAATTAAATATACCTTGTGCAACCTTTAAACCATAATCCTTGCGCCTTTTTTGGCTTGGTTTATCCATGTGGAGTTGCAACAGCTTGTCAATACTTGAAAACATATTCTTGTGTTTCCTACAAATGTAAGATTTTATTTGGACTTATTTAGACCTAGACCCCCAATTGAAAATAAGCTTATTATACCATGGGTCTTGTATATTATGCTTTTTAATCCAGGCTAAAAGAATATCTATCCTTCTTCCTTTATCTTTTGGCATAATTTTAAAACCAGCTTCCCAAAATGGAGTCATTAATTTAGTATAGGTAAACTTTCTTCTTTTTAATTCCTCCTCATTATATTTACTTGGCTTTTTTAAGGAGTCATTAGCACTTTTCATTTGGGTAATATCTTGCTTAATCTTAGCCATATGCAAAAACATCTTAATGGTATTCTTTTCATAATACTCAACTATCTCCCTACCCTTATCAAGTAAATAATAAAATCCCCTACCATCTACAGCAACCAATCCAATATTTATTATGTAATTTACATCAACCCTTATTGATGAACTAGGCACACCCAACTCCTTGAAATCATTTTGAATTTTATTTACAGAGGTAAAATTTCTTTCATACATATAAAACAAAATTAACATTCGTTTCATACTAAGCCTATTAGGTAATGGCTTCATCAGCTTGTGTGATATATACCCCAAATACATAATCCACTTCCTCTTCTTAAGTTGGAAGTGCATATTCTTAATGTAGTAATCCCTCTTCTTAATAATTGACTCTAGATGCTTTATTCTTTCTTTGTATGGTAATACTAAAGCTTTTTCAAGTTCATCGGTATTAATATAGGCTGATACATTAATTCCATTATTTTGACTTTTTATTCTCATTAATAAGCTGTTCTATTAGTGGTATTCCCTTTTTTTCGGCTTCCTTGGCCTCTGTCTCATCCATTTTAAGATAGTTTACCCTCAACCAATTAACTGAATCTACCATATCTTTCAAGGAAGAAGTCAGCTTCTGAAAACGTTCAAAAGTCTTATCGTCTCCATTTAGGTCAAGGGTAATGCTGTTTAAAGATGCAGATAATTCATTAATCTTTCTGTTAAGAGCAAAAAATAGTGCATACATCCCGTCTTGTTTGTATAGTTGAAGTTCTTGTTTTAGTAATTCTAATTCTGACATATTGTTACCTTAATTGGTTCTTGTTCTTGTACTAAAAATATAGATAGCTTTTCTTCCATTAGGGCATCATATATATTATCTACCTCCTCATCTAATAATGGATTTTTAACATCCTTTATAATGTAATATCCTTTTGCATGAGGCGGGGTTAGGTCATGTGCCAATTCAAGTATATCCTCATAGCTTGAACCAAAACAAATAATGTCATCATACTTATCAAAAAACATAATAACACCTGAACATATAAAATCTTCTAAATCAAGTTTTTTTATGTTCTTTATATCAGCTATTAGGCTTTTTGCATTTGAGGAATTTATTATGATGGCACGACTCATGCCCAAATTTAACATACTTTATCAAAGACTCCAAGTATGTCCTCCCTCCAAATTCTTATTGCTTTTTTTTCTTGATTATTAAAGTGATATACCATTTCATAATCTGAATGTTTATAACAAAGAACCCTATCACCTGCCTTAATATCATTAAAATCTTCTGGGGTTGATATAATATCAAAGGTAGTTTCTAGGGTTGATTCAAATGGAATGTGCATGGTAGATTTTATTTCCTTCTTAATTCTTTTACCAATACAATTACCATTTAGGGGAATAGGCTCTCCTGTCTGCTTATCAATCTTTGCATATACGGTGCTATCAAAATGTATAGCAAGAATAGTCCATTGTTCAGCAACATTAGATTCAATAATTTGTCCCTCATTGTTTAGGATGTTGTGATGCACAATAATATAATCACCAACCTCAACGGTTGATATGCCATCACCTACACTTATAATCTCACAAACATTTGGATTAATTTCACGACCATTTTCTCCGTACCTTCTGCCTATGTATAGTCTAATAGACTCACCTTCTGGCATTTTAATTTCATGCGTTTCTTTTTGCTCATTGAAACTTTTTACAATAAGCTGCTTTCTTTTGGCTTTCATGTTTTATTTTTTTGTAGACTTTCCATCTTTACCATTCCTACTTCTATTTGTTTTTGATGACTCTAAAACAAGCTTGCCATCTTTTGTGTGACTTCTATCTTTACCCATATCTTTCATTTTACCGTATGTACCTGCATCTCTGTTAGCCTTGTTAAGTTTAACACGATACTTCTTACGCTCAGGAGTAGCATGATACTTTGTATTGTAATCATTTTTCTTCTTACGAGCCTCAGGGTGAGAACGGAAATATAAAGCTGATTTGGATAGTGCCATTATTTTTTCTTTTTAGTAACAACGGTCATAGTTTTGCTAGGCAATTCTTTTACTTTACTTCTTATGTCATCATGAGTTTGTTTATGACCTAATCCACCACCCTT